CTATATCGCGATTGTCGTCCAGTCCTTCCCGCGGTCGTCGTTGTAGCGATCGGTCTGCTGCTGTGACTTGTGGCCGAGCAACTTTTTAGTGTCAATTCCCTGTTCCTTATAAAGACGTTCCGATAGCGATCGCTGCTCATGGAATGTCGCCGGCGTTCCTTCCCTCCAGTCGATCCCTGCCTTATCCCGGGCCTTACTAAAATTCATTGTGAGCGTGTTCGCTTTAACCTGGGCACCACGTTCTGCTTGCGACGTGGCCCTGAAAAAATGGACGAGGTAAGGGCTAACCGCGTAATCCCGACAGCGCGATATAACATCCCGCAAACTCCAGTTAATAGCGTTCAGGCGAAGCGATAACGGGATCGCGATTTTGCTTCCTGTTTTCTCCTGAACAATGTGCAACTGGTCATCCCAGACATCGCTAAATTTCATCCTCGAAATATCACCCAGGCGTTGGCCGGTTACCAAAGCCAGCAACATAGCGTTACCCATATATTGATGGTTGGCGTCTGCAATCTCGAAAATCCGCTGCCATTCCTCAAGGCTAAGTCGCTGCCGGGTGATTCTACGTCTGGGCTTTTTAGTGGCTGACGCAGGATCGTAACCCGGGGGAACTTCACCTGCATGTTGCGCCTCTTTAAATATATCGACCAAAACGGTTCGAATAACCTGAGCCATTCTTGCCTGACCCGCCGCAATATATTCATCAAGAATTTGGGCGATATCGCGTACATCAACGGATGGCAACAATTTCATACCAACGCGTTCACGCAGTAGAGCCGCTGGCTTATTTTTTTGTTTGAATGTGTTTAATTTAATATCACCTGAAGCCAGGCGCTCTTCCTGAATTTTCCAGTATCGGTCGAGCCATGTTGAAACCGTGATCGCTTTTCCTTTGCTTGTGGCGATCCTGTCACTGATCGCCAAAATCTGCCGGGTTCTCTGTTCTGCCAGACGCGCGTTTGCCTCAGTAGCAATCGCAATGGCCTCCACTTCGTCAGTGCCCAGCGCATGGAACTTGCCGGTGATTGGATGCTTATAGCGCCAGTAAACCTTGTTCACCTTCCTGCTGTAGAGAGGGTAAAGGTTCGGGACAGAGACATTGTTTTTACGTGGTCTGGCAGCCATCGTTCAAAATCCTTTGCAGCAATATGGAGTCGTTCTTCTTAACTACCGGCGCGGCCAGTTCCCCTACCAACTCAGCATCCTCACGAACGCGCCATAAGCGGCCCTGCTTCATTGCTGGTGGAGAGAACTGGTTATGTTTCGCATAACGTCGAAGTGTCGACACGCTTGGAGGGTTGCTTCTGTATTTTTCAGCGGCCCACTCTTCGAGAGTTAACATCTGGATCATATGCTTTACCTCATAATGGCCCAGTAACGGGCCATTGGCTGAAATATTCTAATCAGATTGCTGTCAGGCGCTGCCAGATAGCCGAAACGTATTTGACCTGGTGACGGGCGTCCGCCAGTGCGTTGTGCTGATCACCCTCAAAAGGGATTTCATAGCGAGAGTTCAGCCCAACAGCTTTGCCCAGTTCGACGACGGTACGCACGTCCCGGTAGTTCCAGTGCGGGATCGGGAATGGTGTGTCGGCCAGCTCGAATGCTGCCTCCAGAAGAGAACAATCAAACGAACTACCATTCCCCCAGAGCTGAACAGTCTTCGAACCGTTAACCGCGTTTTCAGCGACGAAGTCGAGAAACTGCTCAAGCGCTTCTACCAGACCGACCGTATCATCCACCACGATTGCAGATCGGGCTTCCGGTGATTGCTTCAGCCACCAGAGGATGGTGCTGGCGTCCGGCCTGGCCCCGAAAGACATCGACGACTCGAGGTTAATCACCTGGTAAAACTCTGCCCCAGCCTTACCGGTTGCCGGGTCGAAGAATACGGCACCAACTGAAACGATCGGTGCGCCTGGCTTTTTACCCATGGTTTCGAGATCCACCATCAGGTGCGTGAACATGGTTTGCGGATTTGAGGTGTCAGCCCCCAGCGTCTCCAGTTCCTCTTTCAGATCCCCTTCCATCGCCGCATAGGTTACATTGCCAACTGCGGCGCCACATTCAGGGCAACCGCCACAGCCGGTGCAAACTGTCTCAGCTACAGCATCTGTTTGCGGATCAGTTGCATCAACGCTTTCGCCTGGCGGAACCGCGTCACCAGTTTCTCCTTCCGCCGGGTCAGTCTCTTCCATCTGCACATCGCTGGTGGTCTCCTCTGTAACCGATGAACGGTCATCATTTTCTGGTTGTTTTTCGTTCATCTGGCCTTCGATGGAGAACATGCCGTCACCGAGGTTTGCGACCTGTGGCTGGCTGGTAGCGGCGTTCGCCCACTTCGGCAGGGTTTGCGTTTCAGCTTCACTCTCATCAGCGAGTTTCTGCTCACCCGCCTCTGCCCATTTCGGCAGTGGATGTTCTTCAGCAGTTTGGGTTTCCTCAGGTTGTGCGGCCGGGAGAGGCAGCAGCTCAGTTGCAGCGTTGAATTCAGCTGTCATTGTCCGGTTCACGAACTCCAGATGCGCAGCAGGCGTCAGGTGGATATTCTCCGGCGCAATGCGCACCAGGTTGAAGATGGCCGCTCGGTTCACTGCCAGAATGCCGGGCTGATTACGCAGGATCTTGCTCCATGACTTCCAGTCTTCCTCTTTATTCGACACTATCTCTTTCGCGCGACGGAGAATGCCGCCCGGGATCTCCTGATGGTTGAAGTCCATCGGAAGCAGGGCGCAGGCGATCTCCAGATCGAGGGTATCCAGGGTATGGTGCGCATCAGAGCTGCGGTCAGTTACATACCCGCCGTCGGCATTGGTCCCGGCGTCAGTACGCTGCACGAGGTTAATGCGGTTGCCGGCGACCCATTCACGTGTCAGGATCCCGCGGTCGATATATGGGGTGGCTACCCATGCCTTTGTGAACTGCAAAAGCAGGCCCAGCTCATGGCGCTTTTCCATGCTGAACACTTTGCGGATGGCGTTCGTGTAGCGCCAAAGATCTTTGGTGTCGAAAGCCTTAACTTCTGCAAAATTTTCAGCAGCGAGCAGCAGGTCCTGGACATAACCATTGTCGGTATCCATTTCCAGTGCGTGCAGCTCTGCATTCTCGCTGCGGGTGATGTGGTGGCGCAGTTCGTCCACCGTCAGCTGAGCAAGCAGCTGTTTGCGGAAAGGCATTTTGCAGACGGGGTAGTGGGCACCACCATCATCATGCTCGCTGATCTTCAGGCCATGCTCATACAGAGATTTTGGGGCTTCATCCTTGGCTGGAAGCTTGCCGCTCTTCCAGTCCTCAACCAGCTGGTTACGATCCTCGGCGTTGATCCAGCCCGACATGAAGGCGGCCAGAAGCCCGGATTCGTGTTCTTTGTCCTGCGGGAAAACGTCTTTGACGGCCTGCACCAGTTTCCACTCCGCATGCAGGCTGAGATCGCCAATATCAGCAACGTCATTTTTGGCCTGCAGCAGGTTCTGGAAATAAGCATTTCCCTCATCGATCGCCAGTTCGTTGGCAACGATTTGCTGCTCTTGGCTGATCTCCGAAACATATTTATCACCCAACAGATGGACGGCGAAGCGGACAGCCGAGGTGCGGTTTTCAAGCATGGAAGTGCTGCCGGCATTTGCAGTATCAGCGGAGATTACCGGCGCGGCAGGGATATCAGCATCGCTGTGGACTGCTGGCAGAGTGTGGCGCGGGGTCACAAATTTGGCACGTAACTGGTCTAAGGCATCAGCCCCATGCTCTTCTTCGGCAGCCGCTGTATCAGAGGTTTTACTATCAGGGATCACGTTCCATGTGCGCTGGTCGTCGGCCAGGGCGTAGCGCTTACAGAACTCAAAGCAGACGGAGCCTTCTTCTGGCAGATCGTTAATGACTGGCATGTCGGTGCGGACAGGCTTGGCGTAGTCCTTACCGCGGCCAGTTTCGATGCCAGCATCTTCCAGTACAACATCGAGCGTCAGGGCCGCGCGCGCTTCGCTTTTAGCCGAGAACCAAATCACTGCATCTTGCTTACCTGATTTCTGGGTTGCCTTAATCTGATAAAAAAATTCCATGGTGGAGCCTCTTTTGGGTGTAAGATACCCAACAGCTAATGAGCGCTGCTTAGGTAGTGGTCATTGGTCAAAACTCGATTCCGGAAAGCTTTGGTCGGCTGACCGGGTACTTAACCCGCCTTGCGCGGGTTTTGTGCTTATTTGGCGCCGGGCTTGTTCGCCAACTGAGAGATAAGCACTCCATCAAGTGCATCAAGCACCGGGTCGAACGTGGTATTCGACGGGATCTTGCTGACTGCGCGGATGACTGCTGAAACTGAGATATCACCGTCACGAAGGCTATATCCGCCGCCTGGGCCTCTGTGCGAGGTTACCAGCTTGCCGCTGCGCAGCCGCTTAAAAATTTGCTCCAGGTAGGAAACCGAGAGCTTCGATTCTTTACTCAGTGTGGCGAGGGGTACTGGCTTGCCGCAGTAGATTCGTTCCAGAACAGCAACTGCCTGGACGGACGCCATCACTCGTTTCATTCCAAATTCCATGGCCTATCCCTTCACCGGATCCCGGCCGTAGCCAGGGTTATCTTCAATGGCATCCTGCAGCACCTGGATTGCTTCGTCGTATGGAAGGGTCAGTGCCAGCTTTATCGCCGTTCCGAACGACTCTGCAGCCAGTTCAAACTTCTGCGCCAGACGGTTTGCCTCGTCGGTCTGCTCTTGAACAGCCTCGATTTCAAACTGATGCTCCTGCCATACATCGTCCAATACTTCTTCTTCGACTTCTTCGCGCAACGCCTCTTTAACTTCAAGCACAGGCAGGATGCCGATTAGCTCTTCAGCTGGCGCGCTGCTGTATCGCAATGCCAGTTCGTCTGCTGACATAAATCCTCCGGAAAAAGGCCCGCCACGGGTGACGGGCAAAGACAACTTTTCCAATTTAACCAGAACAGGTCATCGACTCCTGTTAGGTTGCGATGGTGGGATTACCATCACGATGCCATGTGCACCTGGCATCAGGCTGGTAACAGCCATTGGTCAAAACTCGATTAAAAATGTAATGCTGGCTGTTGGTCTTCAGCCGATTTGTACGGGTAACACTGTCCTTTCACATGCTGCTCTGCGGCAGCTGCTTCACAAACCGCCTCGGTGTTATAAACGCCGAGCATGATGTCTGAGCATTCCCCGGTGAGGGCGCAGACGGTAACGATTAAGGCGAAGAGAGGCGTCATGCGTTGAGCTCTGGATTACCTTTCTGCGCCATGAGGTAGCAGAACTTGCGGATCAAAACTTCAAAGATGTTGAGGCGAATAGCCTGCTGCCCAACGGGATTACGTGCGTAGTCGATCATGGTCATCTCCTTATTGCCATTTACGTCTGGCCGACGGAACGGTAAAGCCTGCTGCGCGTTAGTTTTTGTCATCTCATCCGGTGTTTCATATGCCGCCGGCAGCTACTGCGTGGGCGTCCTGCCTGGATGACTTACTTGCTGCTTGGTGTGGATATAGTAAAACCCATTTGGTGTTTTGTTGTCAACACGTGTCGTGTTTGTTTGAGGCGAAAAAATGCGAATTACGAACTATGGGCAATAAAAAAACCAGCGCTATGGCTGGTTTGGTGATTAAGAGGGGGAGAGAAAAAAATTAGTTATCGGATGTTTTAAAGCGTCCGCGGAGATACTTCTGTACGTAATCATCAATCTCTTTGAGCCGTACCTCGAACAAGTCAATCATTCGATCCTGCTCACTTTCTGGCAACTGATCAAAGAGCTCGATAAGATGGCGGTGGCGAGCTGTTATCCATGACTCTGTCGAATCAGCACCGAAAACCAGGTCTGCTGGCGCTATCTTTAGAGCCTTAGCGAGGGTAATGGCGTCGTCAATACCGATTGTTCTGCTGCCTGATTCGTAATTTCCAACACGTGACTGCGCCCACCCGCATAACTCCGCAAGCGCCTTCTGCGAAATACCTTTATGCTCTCTGGCCCGTTTTAACCGGGCGGCAATCTGATCATTCATGTTCATAAAGACGTTTTACCACGTTGCGTGTTATCACTCAAAAAACAAACGGTGTTGACAATCAAACACGCAGCGTGTTTAATTCTCTCATCGCATTCATAACGAGGTAGCAATGAACAACATCGCAAAGACGAGGCAATCTCTCGGGCTCACTCAAGATCAACTGGCTTCAATGTTTGGTTGGCGCCAGTCGCGTATTTCGAATTATGAAAATGGAACGAGAAAGCCAACTCTCAACGATTGCAGGCTTATTGTTGAGAAATTCAATCAACTGGGCGCCGAATGCACACTTGATAGTGTTTTCCCGCCAAAAAGTGATGAACAAGGTGACGAGCATGCAAACAGTAACGTTTGAACATCTTAACCAACAAAAAACCGCTTCGCTGAAAACGAAAAATCATTATGAACCGCGTCGCAGAGACAACTTACGGCGCCAGGCGATCCTGACAGCCGTTCGTGAATGGGAGCTTACTCTGCCCGGACAGGCGCAGGACGTTGTTACGCAGCTGGTGGCCGAGCAGTGGGCAAAAGAGGGCGGACGTGGGATCACTGTGAACAAACAGAACCTTTACCGCTACCTGAAAAACGAAACCAATTCCACCAAGTACACGGCTTATGTCATGCAACTCGCGAACGCGATCAGCGTGGCAATGCCGATTGAGATCGCCAGAAAACATGGTCTCCGCCAGGGTAAAACCGACATCGAGCTGGTGGCCGAAGCAATAAGAGAGACCGGGGAGCACCACCAGGCGAAGTTGCTGGGCCTGCCGAGCAAGAAGCAAGCGAAGGAGGGTTTTGAAAATCTTCTTGCCAACGCAGCCCTGCTACCGGGAGAACTGGCCGGAGTTGTGATCGCGCACCTGCAGGCGCTGGCACCACTTTTTACGTAATCGAGTTTTGACCAATGAGTTCTACGACCATTAACCGCGAGGTGAGATATGTCTAATCCTTTGCCTAAGGCGAAGCCTAAGAGTAAGGCTACAAATGAGCCTTACCGCAAGGTGAAGATCACCATGTGGGATGATCCAAAGTTTCGCGCGTTGTCCCCTTTGCCGCCCAGTGGGCAAAGCCTGTTTATTTATCTGCTGACCAGCCCGTTCACCGGGATTATCCCGGGGCTGTTCAAAGGCGGTCGAGCGGCGCTGGCTGAAGAGCTGGGGTGGGAATTGGAAGCCTTCGACTCTGCCTTGAGCGAAGGCTTAGTTCTGGGCATGGTTAAAGCCGACCTGAAAGCCAGAGTTTTTTGGCTTCCTAAGGCAGCGGCACATAACCCACCAGCTTCGGTGAATGTGATCAAATCATGGGCGCGAGCCTTCGAATTATTGCCCGAGTGTGAGCTGAAATGGGAGGCATGGGCGGCGCTACAGGCCGCGTGTTATGGGGTGTCTGAGTCTATGGGGAAGGCATACGACAAGGTTATGCCTTTGCCTAAGGATAAGGCTTGCCCTTTGCCATCAGGTATCCAGAAAGCAGTAAGCAGTAAACAGATCTTAAACCCCTCTCTCAACGCGGGCGCGAATGAAAAATCGGGTGTTGCAGGTTTGCCAGATGCCCCCGTTGCTCCGCGATACGTGGACGGCCTGGATGAGCCGATCGGTAAGTTCACCATGACCAGCGCATGGCTGCCATCCAGAGATTTTCGCCAGCGGGCAGCCATGTGGGGGATCGCATTGCCTGAACCTGTTTATCTCCCGACAGAGCTCGCAGAGTTCACGTCGTACTGGGAGTCAGAAGGGAAGGTGTTCACCCAGGTTCAGTGGGAGCAAAAACTCGCCCGGCACGTTGTGCTGGTGAGATCCAAAAAACAACCGGAAACCGGAGGTAAGGACAATGCAGGAGTTCGGGGAGAGCCTACAGCATCCAGGGCTGTTCAGCAGATTCAGTCAGCCCACGCAGAGTGGAGACGTCGCAATGGACTTGATGGCAACGGAAACGGCGTGGCGCCTGTGGCAGGTCATGGGGGAGATATTCTCGAACCGGTGGACGCAGAAGAATGGGGCGGAGCCGTCGGCGCTCTGGATCGCCCAGATAGGTTCGATGACTGAAAAGCAAATCAAGCTGGTCTGCCAGCAGTGCATGGAGCGCTGCGCAGCAGGAAACACATGGCCGCCAGATCTCGCTGAGTTTGTATCGCTCGTTTCAGAGAGCGGCGCTAACCACTTCAACCTGACTTCGGATTGTGTGATGTCGGAATACCGCCGCTGGCGTAACGAGTCCTACCGGTACTCAGGCAGCGATAAATACCCATGGTCGCAACCAGTCCTGTATCACATCTGCGTTGAGATGCGCAGAACGGGCGTGGAGCGACAGATGACAGAGGGGGAACTCAAAAAACTGGCAGAGAAGCTGTTAACAAAATGGAGCAAGCACGTCAGTAACGGCCTTTCGGTACCGCCGATTCGCCGCCAGCTTGCAGCACCGCAGCACCCGGCAGGGCCAACTCCGGCGCAGCTGCTGATGGATGAATACAAACGCCGCAAAGCGGCAGGTTTAACCAACTAAATCGAGTGATGACCAATGACCAAACCATTAACCCTGAAAGACCAGGTGGCGATTTTTGTGCGCTATCAGCCGAACTGCGCCGTCGGCGATGTTTCCGAAGCGCTGGATATGTCAGGCGCAACAGCAGGCAAGCTGCTGCGCGAGCTGAGTGACGATGGGGTGATTACCCGATCCCGCAACAGCGTTCAGTACACCTACACGGCGGTGCCGCATGCCGATATTCCGGATGTGATCCTTCCGTGCATGGAGGAGAAAAGCGACCCGGTCAAGATGCAGGCTGCCGAGCAGAAGGCGAAGGCGCTGGAAGAAAAGGGGCTGTGGCGCCGCGCCGCAGCGGTGTATTCGGACATGTTTGGCATTGCCTGCAGCTCTGTCGAGGTTTCGCGGATAGCGAAGCGCCGCAATGAGTGTCTGCGCATGGCTGAGAGGGCATAGCCGATGGCCAGTAACAACCTCTGGACAATCATCCGCGCTATCCAGCGCAGCGGGGAGATCACCCCGCGTCAGGTTCGCCGGCTGCTTGGCTGCGACAGCAAAAAGGCCTGCCGCCTGCTGGAGCATCTCGTTTCTGCTGGTGCTGTGAAGAATATCGGCCAGCGCCGCCACCCGGTCTACATCATGGAGCCGGGCGGGGACACTCGTATTAAACCGATGCCGCCGGCGCGCCAAAAAACCAGCATTGCAGACGTTTGCCGCCAGAACTGGCAGGGCTATCAAATCCATAAAATTATCGGGAGCGTGCGAGCATGAGTGATTCACTGAGCAACAAAGAGCTGGTGGCCGTTGGTCATCAGTTTGCGAAGGCGATGAGCACCGACACGCCGATCATCGATATGGCGAAGATTGTGTCGCGCCTGGCCGAACGGCTGGACTGCACCGCCGCGGCGCTACGCGAAATGACGAAGCAGCGCGATGCGCTGGCGACCGTGCAGCTGCAAGGTATCAGGAAAGCGCTGGATGAATGCTCCGAATATCTCGACAGGGACTGCATCATGGAGACGAACGGCATCAGCTACGAAGATGCAGCTCAACGAGAAGTCGGAGCAATGGCTCTTCATGATGCGTTACTTCGCCAGGGAGCAGACCAATGAGCAAGTCACTTAAAGCACGCTGCATCCGCCGCTGGAAAGTTGAGTTCAAAGGCCGCTGCGATTCGAAAGTGAGTCCGTGGTGGCGCAAGCACCATCTGCGCGGATACATCCGCGAGTGCGGTCTGACAATTGCTGACTGCATGGTGGAAAATCTGGCCTACAACAACGCAATGCATGATTTTTTTGCTGAAAATGGCGATGACTGCGGCTGGCCTCCCCAGTTTTCTGGATGGTACGACAATAGCCGTCGAGAGAAATACCGGAAAGAAGCGCAGAATTACCTCAATGAGGATGCCACCAACGACGAAGTCGACGAAGAGATTCAGAACGAGCTGGAGGCTTGGAATGTCTGATCACGCAGTCCTAGACATGTGCTGTGGCTCTCGCATGTTCTGGTTCGATAAGCAGGATGAGCGCGCGGTATTCAGCGATATCCGCGTTGAGAATCACACCCTCTGTGACGGACGCCGTCTGGTCATCAGTCCGGATATTATCGCCGACTTCCGCGCGCTGCCGTTTGCAGACAACTCTTTCCCTGTAGTGGTGTTCGACCCGCCTCACCTTGAACGCGTTGGTGACGATGCCTGGATGGGAAAGAAATACGGGAGGCTGAACAAAGACACCTGGCGCGACGACCTGCGCGCTGGGTTTGCTGAGGCGTTCCGGGTCTTGCGGCCACATGGCGTTCTCATCTTCAAATGGAACGAAACGCAGATCCCGGTTAGCCAGGTGTTGGCGCTGACAGACGTTAAGCCAATCATCGGCCAGCGCACCGGAAAGAATGACAAAACCCACTGGATTTCTTTCGTCAAAGACGGGGATCAGCAGCAAAAATCTGACCCGCAACTGCGCTACGCAACAAAACGGATCGTCGAGCTGGAAAGCCTGCTGCTGGTGGACGTGACAGAAACCGTATGGCCTGCCGAAGTTGGCATGGTCTACGGCCAGATTGAAAACGCCGGGGATCTCCCGGCGCATCACCAGCGCCGCCTTAAGCATCACATCAACCGCATGTGGCTGGAGAAAATGCCGGTACCGGCCATCGTCACAGCGGCCCGGTCGCTGGCCGCTGCCATGGAGGAATACGCGTGAGAGAAATCATCGTTGATAACTTTGCCGGCGGCGGCGGGGCGAGTACAGGCATTGAGCTGGCGATCGGCCGGAGCGTGGATATTGCCATCAATCACGATCCGAACGCTGTGGCGATGCACACCACGAACCACCCGGACACGCTGCACTACTGCGAATCCGTTTTTGATGTAAACCCCCTGGTGGCGACTGCTGGCCGCCCGGTGGGGCTGGCGTGGTTCTCGCCGGACTGCCGCCACTTCTCGAAGGCCAAAGGCTCGAAGCCGGTGGAGAAAGAGATTCGAGGTCTGGCGTGGATCGTCATTCGTTGGGCGCTGTCGGTGCGCCCGCGCGTGATGATGCTGGAGAACGTCGAGGAGTTCAAAACGTGGGGGCCGCTCATCGTAGCTGCTGATGGCGGGCAGCGCCCGGATCCGGCCCGCGCAGGAGAAACCTTTGAGGCATTTTGCGGCATGCTGTCCGGTGGTATCCCCGCCGGGCATCCGGCGCTGGTGGAGTGCTGCGAGTTCCTGGGCATTGCCGCCGACGGAGAGCTGGCGCAGCAGCTGGTGACCGGGCTGGGTTATGCCGTTGACTACCGAGAACTGCGCGCCTGCGACTTTGGTGCGCCGACCATCCGGAAGCGGTTCTTCATGGTAATGCGCTGCGACGGCGTGCCGGTGACCTGGCCGGTGCCGACCCACGGAGATCCGAAAACGCCAGCAGTGCAGGGTGGCAAACCGGCGCCATGGCGCACAGCTGCCGAGTGCATCGACTGGTCAATCCCCGCACAGTCCATCTTCGACCGCAAAAAGCCGCTGGCGGAGAACACGCTCAAGCGCATCGCCCGCGGCATACAGCGCTTCGTGATTGATAGCGCCTCGCCGTTCATCGTGAAGTGCAACCACACCACGACGAAAGGGAAATACGACTATTTCCGCGGGCAGGCGCTGGCGGAACCGCTGCAGACCATCACCAAAACGCACGGCTATGCGATCGCGGTACCGCACCTGACAAAGTTCCGCACCGGAGCGACCGGGCAGCCGGTTACCGAACCGGTACCGACGGTAACTGCCGGCACGTCAGCTCGTCCTGGCGGAAATGGACATGCCCTGGGCGTCGTTGAGGCGGAACTGGCCCCGCTGATCGCCCGGCAGTTCGGCGGCAGCATCGGGCACCGGGCCGACGAACCGAGCGCGACGATCACTGCTGGTGGTGGCGGTAAATCGCAGCTGGTGACCACGACCCTGATTCAAATGGGGTACGGCGAGCGCCCGGGGCAGGAACCGCGCGTACCGGGCCTGCATAAGCCGCTGGGTACCGTTGTCGCCGGTGGCGGCAAGTTCGGGCTGGTGGCGGCGAATCTGGTTAAGCACTTCGGCGGGAACTACCAGGGCGCTGGCGTGGCTCTGGACGAACCGGCCCACACGGTCACCACCACGGATCACCATGGCCTAGTCACATCGCACCTGGTGATGCTGCGCGGCACTTGCCGGGATGGCCGCGTGGTTGATGCGCCAGCGCCGGGGTTAACCGCGGGCGGCCTGCATGTCGGGAACGTTGAAACCAGCCTTGCGACTGAAGGTTATGACGAGCAACGCGCAGCGCAGGTGCTGGCGTTCCTGCGGGAATATTGCGGGGCGGATTCTGATGGTCTGGTTACGGTTGATGGCGTGGTGTACCGCATTGTCGATATCGGCATGCGCATGCTACAGCCAGCGGAACTGTACCGCGCTCAGGGTTTCCCGGAGTGGTACATCATCGACCAGGACTACCGCGGCGTGAAGTACGCGAAGGATAAACAGGTAGCCCGCTGCGGCAATGCCGTCCCGCCGCCGTTCGCTGAAGCGCTGGTGCGGGCAAACCTGCCGGAGATGTGCATTCAGCAGGGACAGGCTGCTTAATTAAACCCGTTACGGTGCCGCATGGATGCGGGTTGATCGGTCATTTTTATATAACTCGCATTGGCATTTTGTGCGCCTAAGGCATTGATCAAACCGACCTATGGGTATACTGTATGAATATACAGTTAATGCATCGGAGGCTATTATGAAAGTTGAGTTAACCATTGATCGTACTAAAGAACTTCCTAAGGGCGCGGTACCAGCATTGGAAGAAGAGTTGCTCACACGGCTGCAGGAACAGGTAGGGGATTGCACATTGACAGTGCGCCTCGCAGGAGCAGACGGGTTAAGTGTTCGGGGCGGCGAAAAGGAAGCCAAGAAGAAGGTGGAAGAAATCCTCCAGCAGACCTGGGAAAGCGCTGACGACTGGTTTTATTAATTCAGCAAGTAATTCGTTTCCTGGGTGTAGGGGAGGTTTGGTGAAACAAGAAGAAGAATTTCCAAAAAAGGGTTATGCAGTCATCAGATGTCACGATGGGGTTATCGTTGCACGACTGCACTCATTTCCTGAATGTGACCGTGCGCTGATGTACAGGCGAGGTGATGTGGTTTCGTTTACGCCACTTATGGATGATGAGATTGTAGGGTCGCCAACTCTCTTTACGCAGATGCTGGAGCGGGCAGGTTACCGCGTTTCGCTTAATTCTGTTAAACTCCCGTCATAGGCCTGAACAACCTATACCTGCTGCGCCACTGGAGAGATGCCATGGCGCAAAAACCTACCAAAAAAACACCTGAACTGGTTCCTTTCGGAGTCAGCGATTTCTTTTTGCCTGCGCACTGCCAGGTGACGGCATGAAGAAAACCAGCTTCATTCACACGCAACTCACCACGAAAGAAGTGGACGAGCTCGAGGCCCGCTATCGCGCCAATGACGTGCGCACCGTGCGAAGCCTTGATTTCGATCTCATCCACTGGACGCTCACTGCTTATCTGCCGGAGGCAAACAGAGCCCCACGTCAGGATAAAACCTTCCAGCAAAAGCTCTGGAGGGAATCGTGAAAATCGACAAGCGAGGACGCACTCTATCGGATCTTGCCCTATCAAACATGGGCGTTGGGGGACGTTTTATTCCCAAGCATGGGATGAAAAACACTCCGGAATATCGTGCATGGATCGATATGAAAAATAGATGCCGCAACCCAAATGTTAGCTCCTATCCAAATTATGGCGGTCGAGGGATTTCTGTCTGCCAGGAATGGCTCGATAGTTTTGTAGCTTTCTTTGAACATGTTGGTAGCCGGCCTGAAGGCTTTAGTCTCGACAGGATTGACTGTGAAGGTGATTACGAGCCAGGAAACGTAAGATGGGTTTCCAATATCAAGCAGCAAAACAACAAACGGAATAATGTGTTTGTCCTGTATAGAGGGGAAAAGATAACCGCAACCGAATATGCAAGAGCTGTGGGGATTAAGCCTGATACGGTTCATGCTCGTATTCGTCGAGGTGCAAAATTAGAAGGAGCTGTCGTATGCAAATGATTTACGACATTACTCCTGTTGCGAAGCCACGACAAACGCGCGCCGATAAGTGGAAGAAACGCCCGGAGGTCCTCCGGTACCGCGCGTTCTGCGATCACGTTCGGCTGCTGGGCGTCGAACTGCCGGAAGCAGGCGCGCACATTACGTTCATCCTCCCTATGCCGCCGAGCTGGAGCAAGAAGAAGCGGCAGGAAATGGCGGGGAAGCCCCACCAGCAGAAACCCGACAAAGACAACCTGGAAAAAGCCCTGATGGATGCCATCTATGCCGATGACGCACACATCTGGGATTCTCGCGTAACGAAGCGCTGGGGTGAAGTAGGGCAAATCATCATCGGGGAGATCGCCTGATGCGTGCCTTACTGAAACCAGTTATCGCCAAGGAGCTGGGCGTTGTGCTGTTGAAGCCAGGCAGCGAGCTGATGCCTATGTTCATTTCAGGGCGCGTGCTGGTTGAGAGCCAGCCTGCCAGCATGTCCAGCTTTGAGACAGGGCGGGTGCCTGATTTGCGTCAGCCGCTGGCGGTTGACCCGGTGCTGCGCCCGTTCTTCCTTCACGAAAAGGTGATCAAAGCTGCTGGTGGGCTGGCTGGTCTTGAATCCTGGCTCCTGCGCCATGGGGGCGGGGCTTGCCAGTACCAGCTCAGCGATTACCACTATCACGAACTGACCACCATGCGGCACGAGCCTGGCGCGATCCTTCTTTGCGGCCACTGCGACAACCGGCTGCGCGAGCAGTACACCGAACGGCTGGCGGAACTGGCGAGACAGAACGTCATCGACTGGGTGCTGGACATTGCCCGGGTGGCGCTGGCGCTCGACAAAGCCCGTGAACTATCTCTGGCTGAATTGTGTTGGTGGGCTGTACGTGTCGGCGTTACTGATGCCTTGCCAGAATCGGTTGCCCGCGAAGCGTTACGCCTGCCAGTAGCAAAAGAGACCTACCGCGAAAGCGAGATAGTGCCGTCGGTACCGGCCACCAGCATCATCGCGGAAAAGGCCCGCGCGCTTCCATCAGGACCTGCAGCCACACTACCAGCCATTAAGCCAATCGTGGGCGTTCTGGTGGATCCCGAATCCCCGCAGACCTTCATGAAGCGGCCAAAGCGTACCCGCTGGGAGAACGCAAAGTATCTGGCCTGGGTTAAAACGCAGCCGTGCGAGTGCTGCGGCAAGCCGTCAGATGATCCACATCACCTCATTGGCTGGGGCCAGGGAGGGATGGCAACAAAGGCACATGACATATTTGCGATCCCCCTGTGCCGCCAGCACCATACCGAACTACATAACGACCCGGTGAAATTCGAGCGTAAGCACGGAAGTCAGCCGGCAATGATAATCAGAGTGCTGGACCGGGCCTACGCGCTCGGCGTTCTGGCTTAAGGAGAACTAATGCGTGACATGTATGAAGTTATGGATTTATGGGGTGCTTGGGCATCGTCTGACAATAGTGGTGTTGACTGGCAACCAATCGCTGCAGGGTTCAAAGGGTTACTGCCACATGGAAAAAGGTCACGTCTTCAGTGCAATGATGATGAGGGAATTATGATTGATGGTTGCGTGGCACGCCTGAAAAAAAATAGACCCGAAGAATATGAACTGATTATTGCTCACTTCGTTATTGGTATCTCATTGCGCGCAATTGCAAAGCGGAGAAAATGCTCGGACGGTACAATAAGAAAGGATCTGCAAACTGCATTAGGATTTGTTGATGGTTGTATGTGTTTAATTATGGCTTAAATTACAGTATCTATTCTTTTGCTTCGACTTCGGTTAATGCATCAATGCGAATATTTATATTTTTCAAGAGTTTATTGTCAAGATCAACTATGCATTGATTATAATGCGCAATTTGCTCAGGAGTTAAGTTAGGGTTGGCCAGACAACTTGTGATGAGCTCTCTGGCCGTTTTTATTTCTCTTTTCATTCTTACATCATTTAGAGATGGCAGTCCTATGTAAGCAATGGCAAGAATGACTAAATGAGATAGACCGACTGCAGCTCCGGGCGCTAGTGATTTGAAAAATGCCAGCTGAGGGAGCCAATCAAAAAGATAATTCAACCCTGCGGTGATAAGGGTTGTAAACCATGCTTGCATTGCCAGATAAGATTTAGCGTTGGCCATTCACCTGCCTGCACTTGCTTCATTACGCGTTTTTAGTTCGCGTAGAAGTAACGCTAACTGTTCGGCGTCATCTTGAGTTCTAACGTTGACCTTACGCTTAGCACTCCTGCCTTGGGGATCAGTATACGTTAACTCGATGTATGCATTTGGTTTTACCCAAACCAAAAACCTAAGCACAGCATATCTGACCGTCAGAGCGACGGCCATGAATACAGTGATGTAAAGCATAATGCTTAGGATGGACATGATTTAAAGTATTTTCCTGTCTGCGGCAGCTCTGTGGCGAATGACTTTGGTGATACTATAACGTGGTTTAGACATCTCGCCATTCGTTTCTTTTGTCGTTTCAGTAAGCTCAACAACAAAAAGGTCGTCTTTACAAAATGCAGCTTGGTTATGCTCGATCCGCTCAAGAAAAGCATCGTCCTTCATCGAAGCGCTAACTTCTTCACCGCCTGGCAAAATGATGTCCCAGCTTTTGCCTTGTTTAAACCGTACATTAGCAAAATGTACGTTAGCTTCGCGTGTCGTTACGTGCGTTTTCTCGACGAAAGTGGATTTGGCAACTTTAAAGCTTGTAGCTTCAACTTGCGTCACTTTGACCACTTTGTGGTCATGTTGTGAAACTGAGAATGTAGATGGTTTATCAGTCTGAAGAGGTTTAAAAATTAGTTTATCTAGCTCTTTTCGAATGATTGGGCTTGTGATTAATTTTTGAATATCGTTACTGCATTCAACCTTCTCTCCATCTACTTCGATTTCTGCAATATCTTTTTGCTCATCGACAACAATGGAGCTAATTTTACGCCCCTTTAGCCATTCGATTATCCCAAGCACACCGCCCGAGGCAACTCCAGCACCTGCAACGAGACCGAGTGCATTAATGGTTTTGATGCTCCCCATTACTGCAACCAGTAAAGTAAATGAGCCTTCTTTTGTTGCTTTGATGTTAACTTTTGGCTCAGCTGTTTCACCATTAATTATTTTTTCAGCGTGTTCAATCAGGGTGCTGAGAGATGTCAATGCTTCGCCTAATGTTTTTGCATCGATCTGATTATTTGCATAAGCCTCGCCACCATAAGCAATTTCGATTTCGGTAACTGGCAGGTCTTCTGGCTGCTGTGTCATCTAAAGGCATCCTTTGCGAAAGAGAAATAGCCACAGGATACAGATAATCATAGGAAAATCACTAACGCGTACGCAAAAACTATCTTAACCTGTTAAGAGTGGTTTCTTCGCCACGGACTTAAAACGAATCCCTGATCTCGCTTCGGCGGGATTTCCCTTTTCTGAGGTCACCGTTTGGTGGCCTTTTCTATTTCAGGCTCCCGGAACCCCCATCACTCGTCTTGTCGTTAATTCATCCGGAGAGCCTGATCCTTTCACACCGCACAGCACCCCGAAACCATCGGAGGTGAGAGATGTTACGAATGGATAAATTAACCACCGGTGCCGCTTACGGCGCCTCTGCGGGGAGCGTGTTGAACGGCATTCTTAACGCATACAGCCCTGAGCAGTGGAACGCCATCGGCGTGCTGGTGGGCATAGTAGTTGCTGTTCTTACGTACCTGACAAATTTGTACTTCAAAATCCGCGAAGATAATCGCCGCGACAGGAGCCGGAATGAACCAGACGTTAAGAAATAAGCTGGTGGCCGCGATCGCTGGCGGCTCGGGAGCCATCACGATTGCAGCGGTGATGTTGGGTAATGCTGACGGGCTGGAAGGGCGACGGTATTACGCATACCAGGATGTCGTTGGCGTCTGGACCGTATGCGATGGGCACACTGGAGCTGACGTTCGGCGCGGTCACCGCTATACCGACCGGGACTGCGATGCCCTGCTGCAATCAGACCTGCGCAAGGTGGCAACGGCCATCGATCCGCTGATTAAGATTCGTATCCCTGAGGCCACCAGGGCGGCGCTTTACTCGTTCACCTATAACGTGGGCGCTGGCGCTTTCGGCAAATCCACTCTGCTAAAAAAGCTGAACTCCGGTGATGTAGCTGGTGCCTGCAAAGAGCTGCAGCGCTGGACATATGCTGGTGGGCAGCAGTGGAAAGGCTTGATCACCCGACGCGAGATAGAGCGCTCAGTCTGCGAGTGGCAGCAAAAGCCGCAACTATTCAACGATGGATTAGGTCCTCTTAACGCTGGAACTCCACCATCAGCGCCGGGAGTGTTCTGATGAAACTCCACTATCTAATTGCGATCGTCGTCTTCATTCTCTGCCTGTTCGGAGGCGTTTGCTGGTCAGCCTGGTATTACAGCGACAAGGCCATCCGGGAAAAGACGCGGGCGGATAGCGCAGAGCAGCAGGCCGAATCGGCAAACATCGTCACCGCCAACGTGATTCAGGCCGTGAACATAATCAACGCTATTTCAGAGGCCAACCAGGATGCAAAGAACCAGATCGCACTGGAGTCACAGAGAGCCCAGGCAGATATCAAAGTGGCTGTTGCGAATGATGATTGCGCTCGTCAGCCTGTGCCTCCTGCAGCTGCTGACCGGCTGCGGCAATTCGCGGACAGTCTACGTACCAGTTCCGGTAGTGCCGCTTCCGGCAAACCTGACAGCTGAGACGGAACAGCCAGCCATTCCCGATCCGCTGACTTTCGGGGCCAGCCTGGATCTGAATGTGAGCCTGCTGTCGGCGCTGGGCCAGTGCAACATCGACAAGGCCAGTATCAGAAAGATTGAGTCGTCTCGTTAATAGAACCTCATCCCTGAGGCTCTGACACAGTCTCTCCTCTGGACTTTAAGCATAGAAAACTCTAACAGCCTCGCATCCGCGGGGCTTTTTACTAACTGAGGAAACCACATGTCCGTTCGCGCTAAATTCCGCTGCCACTTTATTCAGAAAGCAGATGATGATTCACACCGTACAGTCCACATGAGCCCTGTAACCGCAGATACCCCTGAGAACAAGGCGTGGTCAAAGTACACGCCTGGTGGACTATTGCAGATGCATATCTCTAACCCGGCAGCATTCGAACAGTTCGAGCAGGGAAAAGAGTATTTCATTGATATTCAACCGGCGCAGTAGCCATTACAAAGCTCATCTGCTGGTGGGCTTGATAATGGTTTGTTTACAGCAGGAGCAAACAGGGGTGATGCATGCTGCTGGGTTCACATTCTATAGCGGGTAAATTCCCCTACCCACCAAAGAGAAACCAACCAATGAGTGAAGCAAAGCCGCAGGATGGCAGCACCGTTAAAGGCTACCGAGAACTGTCTTTTGGCGAAATTGGCAAGATGAACCAGTTTAAGGATCTCAGCCGCCAGTTTATTAATTTACTGCGTGAGCATGTAAATGACGTACAACGCACACCTCACGACTGGGAAGCTGTTGAGTGGATTAAGCAGGCAGAATTCGATATGAAGCGAGCCTGTATGGCTGCCTGTCGTGCAGTAGCGAGGCCTGACGACGATTGCTAAGTCATTGCAAAGCCCATCAGCTGGTGGGTTTGATAATGATTTATCCCGTGCAGCGGTTAAATGTTAATTACCCTCTATAGAGGATAAAAACAAGCCTCGCCGTGTCGGGGCTTTTTTATGCACTCTTACAGGTAAATCAAAATGGCAAAGAACTACTATCAGGATGGCAATACGATGGACTGGCACAACGGGACAGCAAAGGCTGTGTTGTCAGGTCAGCCTGTCATTGTCGGTGCGATTATCGGCATAGCCCAGCATGATGTCGCGGTGGACTCTGATGGCGAGCTGATGATGACCGGTGTGTTTGTATTGCCGAAGGTTGCAGGTGAGACGTGGCAGCGTGGCGCTCGCCTGTGGCTGACGAAGGATGGCAAGCTAACAAGCAGCCAGAAGGACGGTACAGATGATAACGCCCTGGCTGGTACTGCATGGATCACCACTAACCCCAACGATGTTGAAGGCCGCGTCAGGCTTGGATTCTGACGGGGTCAGGCGGACGGCCGCCCGGCCCCGGATGGTCAGCCCATCCCTCCATATATGCAACTGATATTCATTCTCATTGCGACGGGTCCTCCCGGAGGGGCGACCTGCCACGAGGCGGCGGGCACGCGGAAAACGGCTAGTTTTCGAGATCCAGGGTCATCATCATCATGTGCATAACTGTATGATTTTTATCAGTGCCGTCTTGCAATGATGTCGAATAGTTCAAAAAGTGTTCACCATCATGGACCAGGAGCTCTCCACCCTGAAGCTGAACATCAATCAGCTGGCAGGGATCACCGGCGTTCATCGCCAGACCGTTGCCGCCAGGCTTAAGCAAGTCGAGCCTGCACCGGGCAGCAACAATAAACTCAAACTCTATCTCATCACCGATGTGCTGACCGAGCTGATGGCACCCGTCGTAGCGTCCAGCGCCGAAGATATGACGCCCTCGGACAGGCTCGCCCACTGGAAAGCGGAAAACGAGCGGCTCAAATTCGAGCAGGACACCGGCCAGTTAATCCCGGCTGATGAGGTGGCCCGTGAATTTTCTGTCATGGCAAAAGCTGTGGTGCAGGTGCTGGAAACGTTGCCGGACATTCTGGAGCGTGACTGCGCCATGAGCCCCTCGGCTATCAGTCGCGTGCAGAGTGTTATTGATGACCTTCGCGACCAGATTGCGCAGCGCGTTCTGGACGCAGAACCGGAGGAGGACGAGCCAGAGGAGGACTGATGGCGAAGCGGGCATCTGCCCGGGGGATCCGAAAGGATATCCCTGGAATACTTCGTGCCCCACGCCGCATGCTGGTGGCCGATGCAGTCAGTAAATTTATGCGCGTGCCAATGGGCGCCGGTAACTCCGTTCCATGGGATCCGAATCTGGCTCCGTATGTACTCGAGCCAATGAACTGCCTGGCGTCGCGCGAGTATGACGCAGTGGTGTTTGTCGGCCCGGCGCGAACGGGGAAGACGATTGGCCTGATTGACGGGTGGGTGGTTTATAACGTGGTCTGCGACCCGTCTGACATGCTGATCATTCAGATGACAGAGGAAAAGGCCCGCGAGCACTCGAAGAAACGACTGGATCGCACGTTCCGTTGCAGTCCGGAAGTGGCAACCCGCCTGAGCCCCCGCAGGAACGATAACAACGTTTACGACAGGACTTTCAGAGCAGGTAACTATCTCAAGATAGGCTGGCCGTCGGTCAATATCATGTCCTCGTCGGATTACAAGTGCGTCGCCCTGACAGATTACGATCGCTTCCCGGAGGATATCGACGGGGAAGGTGATGCATTTTCTCTGGCCTCCAAGCGTACAACCACGTTTATGTCGTCCGGCATGACGCTGGTGGAGAGCTCACCAGGCCGGGACATCCGCGATACAAAGTGGCGCCGGAGTTCAGCGCATGAAGCCCCGCCGACAACCGGTATTCTTTCTCTGTACAACCGCGGCGACCGACGCCGCTGGTACTGGCCCTGTCCGCATTGTGGTGAGTATTTCCAGCCTGAGATGACGGCGATGACCGGTTACCGGGAAATCAGCGATCCGGTAAAAGCCAGCGAAGCGGCCTGTATCCATTGCCCTTCCTGCTCCGGGGTGATCACCGCCGGTCAGAAACGCGCCCTGAATATGAAAGGTGTCTGGCTGCGAGAGGATCAGCAGATCGACAGTAGCGGAACAATAACTGGAGCCGGGCGGCGGTCGCGTATCGCGTCGTTCTGGATGGAAGGCCCGGCAGCTGCATATCAGACATGGGCCCAACTGGTTTACAAACTGCTGACCGCCGAACAGGAATACGAGGCGACCGGCAGCGAAGAAACGCTGAAGACGGTTATCAACACCGACTGGGGGCTGCCGTATCTCCCGCGCTCCAGCATTGAGCAACGCAAAGGTGACGAACTGCTGCAGCGCGCAGAACCGGTTGAGCGTCGGCGTGTGCCAGCTGGCGTCAACTTCCTGGTGGCGACCGTCGATGTTCAGGGTGGTAAAAACCGGCGATTTGTGGTGCAGGTCGTTGGCTATGGCGCCCACGGCGAGCGATGGGTGGTTGACCGGTACAACATCATGCAGTCGATGCGCACCACACCTGACGGCGAAAGCTACCACATCGATCCTGCCAGCTACCCGGAAGACTGGGATCTTCTGCGTACCGATGTGCTGGAGAAAACCTGGGCGCTGGATGGCGAGCCGGGCAAGCGAATGAGTTTGCTGGCAATGGCCGTCGACTCCGGCGGTGAGGATGGTGTTACCGACAACGCCTATGAGTTCTGGCGGCGCTGTCGCCGTGACGGTCTGCAGCGCAAAGTCTGGCTGTTCAAGGGTGACAGCCAGACCCGGGCGAAGCTGATTACCAAAACTTACCCGGATAATACCGGGCGTTCCACCCGGCGCGCGAAGGCGGCCGGTGATGTCCCTCTCTACCTTCTCCAGACCAACGCACTGAAAGACCGGATCAACAACGCGCTGTGGCGCGATGTGCCGGGGCCAAACTACGTGCATTTCCCTGACTGGCTGGGAGGGTGGTTTTACGACGAACTGACCTATGAGGAGCGATCAGCTGATGGGAAATGGACGAAGCCTGGTAAGGGGGCTAACGAAGCGTTTGACCTTATGGTTTACGCACATGCCCTGGTCATTCTTCATGGTTACGAAAAGATTAAGTGGCCTGATGCCCCTGAGTGGGCGCGCCGGGAGAGTTATCTGGTGGTTGAGCCATCGCCAGACGCGCCTGCAGTGGCACCGGTGCCGGTTGCAAAACCGTCAGTATCAGAACCTAAGGCTACGAAACCAGCCCGTGAATCGGCATGGTCATCATCATCAGGAGGCTGGGTGTGAATCTCAATAATATTCAGGACATGGTCAGACGCTATACCGAAGCGGAAATGGCGATCCTGCAGGGCAAGTCCATAACGTTTAACGGTCAGCAGATGACCATGGAGAACCTGAGCGAGATACGTAAAGGCCGTCAGGAGTGGGAGCGAAAAGAGGCTGCTGCTGTGGCTGCCGCAACGGGCAGGGGTGGCTCCTTTAAACTGGCGAGGTTCCCGCGATGAGCGCCCTGGATAATCTGATAGGCGTCTTTTCTCCGGGCTGGAAAGCAGAGCGCCTTAAGTCTCGCCTGATGATCCAGGCATACGAGGCTGTTATTCCTACCCGGACGCACCGGGCAAAACGTGAGAACCGCTCAGCGAATCAGCTGACGCAATTTGGCGGGCGCTCATTGCGCGAGCAGGCCCGGTGGCTCGACTGTAACCACGATCTGGTGATCGGCATCCTTGATAAGCTCGAAGAGCGCATCGTGGGGGCGAAGGGCATCATCGTTGAACCTCAACCCCTGATGAAAAATGGCGCGATCGCCGCTGACCTTGCCAAGCAGATCCGTGCCAAATGGGCGGAGTGGTCCGTTTCTCCGGATGTTACCGGCCAGTTTACCCGGCCAGTGCTTGAGCGCCTGATGTGCCGGACCTGGTTACGTGACGGCGAAGTGTTCGCGCAGCTGGTCAGTGGCACTGGTAATGGTCTGTCGCCTGTGGCGGAAATTCCTTTCTGGATTGAGGCACTGGAACCCGACTTTGTGCCTATGGAGCGTACACAGGCGGGGCAGAAGTTGTGCCAAGGAATTTACCTCAACGCCTGGGGCCGTCCGATGAAATACATAGTCTACAAAAACCTGCCGGCGGAAGGCATGCAGAGTGACACAAAGGATATTCAGGCGGAGAACATGCTTCACCTGAAATTCATGCGACGCCTGCATCAAATCCGGGGTAACTCGTTGCTTGCCGGGGTGCTGATGCGCCTTTCAGCACTCAAAGAGTACGAGGACGCCGAACTGACCGCTGCCCGCATCGCTGCGGCGCTGGGCATGTTCATTAAGAAAGGCGATGGTCAGTCGTATCCGGAAGACAGCGCGCAGGGCTCCCGGGAACTGAACATTGAACCCGGCATGCTGTTTGACGATCTCCGTCCCGGTGAAGATATCGGGATGATCAAATCAGACCGACCAAATCCCAACCTCGAAACTTTCCGCAACGGGCAACTCCGTGCTGTGGCCGCCGGTTCGCGCGGCAGCTTCTCAAGCATTGCGCGTAACTACGACGGGACATACAGCGCGCAGCGCCAGGAGCTGGTGGAGTCAACCGAAGGCTATTTCATCCTGCAGGACGCATTCATCGCGGCTATCACCCGGCCGATGTACCGGGCCTGGCTCAAGATGGCGATTGCTTCAGGCGAGATCACGGCCCCGCAAAATGTGGATAAAGCCACGCTTTACAGCGCCGTGTTCTCCGGCCCCGTTATGCCATGGATTGACCCGGTCAAAGAGGCGAATGCATGGAAAATTCTGCTCCGTGGTGGTGCTGCAACCGAAAGTGAATGGGTGCGCGCCCGCGGTGCAAATCCGGATGATGTGAAACGCCGCCGTAAGGCGGAGATCGATGAAAACCGTAAACAGGGGCTGGTGTTCGATACAGACCCGGCAAACGACAAAGGAGACACCAGTGTCGAGGAAACAAAACCGGGTAAAGAATCGCCCAAAAGCCCAGGCAAAAAATAGCTGGTTCCGTATGCAGGCCAGTTCGGAAAACGAAGCCGAAATCTATATCTACGACGAGATCGGCTACTGGGGGGTAACGGCGAAGCAGTTCGTCGCAAACCTTAAGGCGCTGGGCGACGTCACCCATATCAAATTACATATCAACTCCCCTGGTGGCGATGTCTTTGACGGTATCGCCATTTTTAATGCCCTGAAATTCCACGGCGCGGCGATCACCGTTTATATCGACGGTCTGGCTGCATCAATGGCATCAGTAATCGCCATGGTAGGAAATCCGGTCATCATGCCGGAAAACACCATGATGATGATCCACAAGCCCTGGGGTTTTGCTGGTGGTGACGCTGATGACATGCGCGACTATGCCGACCTGCTCGACAAAGTGGAGTCGGTGCTGATCCCGGCCTACGCACAAAAGACGGGCAAAAGCCCCGAAGAAATTGCGGCAATGCTGGAGGATGAAACCTGGATGAACGGCAACGAGTGTGTCGAGCTGGGTTTTGCTGACCAGGTGACACCTTCACTGCAGGCAATGGCCTGTATCCATTCGAAACGTATTGAGGAATTTGAAAAGATGCCAAACAGCATTCGTAACATGATCACCCCGCCGCGCAACTCCACCCAGCGCGAACCAGTGAACCAACAGCCGCCAGCTGCTCCTGCAATTAATGAGAACGAAATTCGCGCTCAGGTTCTGGCAGAGCAAAAAGCCCGTGTGAATGGCATCGGTGATCTCTTTGCCATGTTCGGCAACAAGCACATGGAACTGCAAAACAAGTGCGTTGCTGATCCGGATTGTTCGGTAGCACAGGCAAAAGACCTGCTGCTGGCTGAGCTGGGTAAAGCCGCTACGCCTTCCAACAAAACCAACCACCCGCATGTTCACGCCGGGAACGGTAACTTTGTCGGAGACGGGATCCGCCAGGCGCTAATGGCGCGTGCCGGCTATGAAAATGTTGATCGTGACAACGTCTATAACGGTATGACGCTGCGCGAATACGCCCGCATGTCCCTGACTGAGCGCGGCATCGGGGTGTCCAGTTACAACCCGATGCAGATGGTCGGTTTTGCGCTGACGCACAGCACCTCTGATTTCGGCAATATCCTGCTCGATGTCGCCAACAAGGCACTGTTGCAGGGCTGGGATGAAGCGGCAGAGACCTTTGAGCTCTGGACCAAAAAAGGCCAGCTGTCCGACTTCAAAACGGCGCATCGCGTTGGCATGGGCGGCTTCCCGTCCCTGCGTCAGGTGCGTGAGGGGGCGGAGTATAAGTACATCACCACGCAGGATAAGGGCGAAACCATCGCGCTGGCCACTTACGGTGAGATCTTCTCCATCACCCGCCAGGCCATCATCAACGATGACCTGAACCAGCTGACTGACGTTCCGATGAAGATGGGTCGCGCTGCAAAAGCCACTATCGGTGACCTGGTCTATGCGGTGCTGACCGGTAACGGGAAACTGTCAGATGGTAAGGCGCTCTTCCATGCTGACCATGCCAACCTTTCTTCTGGCGCCATCAGCGTAGACAGCCTTGATAAAGCCCGCCAGAACATGCGCAAGCAGAAAGAGGGTGAGCGTGCCCTGAACATTCGCCCGGCCTACATGCTGGTGCCGGTGGGTCTGGAAACATTAGCCAGCCAGACCATTAAGTCAGCAAGCATGAAAGGCGCTGATATCAATGCCGGCGTTGTGAACCCGCTGCAGAACTTTGCCGAAGTGATCGCAGAAGCGCGTCTCGATGATGCCGACCCGGCGGCCTGGTATCTGGCTGCCGCACAGGGCACCGATACCATCGAAGTGGCGTACCTCAATGGCATTGATGCCCCGTACATCGACCAGCAGGAAGGTTTCACCACTGACGGTGTTGCGACGAAAGTTCGCATCGATGCTGGTGTGGCGCCGCTGGATTATCGCGGTCTGGCGAAATCATCCGGTAAGTAATCACCCCGACATTGAACCGGCCCGTAAGGGCTTTTTTTATATCTGCAACATGGCCCCGGCAGGGGCCATACGGAGAGCTCATGAAGAATTTCGTACAGGATGGTCACACTATCGATTTGACCAACTCGGGTTCGGCGGTGATTACCAGCGGCACGCCAGTTGCAGTGGGTGATGTCCTGGCGATCGCTATCGCTGATATTGCCGTCGGCGAAGCCGGTACAGGCCTCACCAGTGGCGTCGTCCAGTTGCCGAAGCTGGCGACGGATGATATCGCCCAGGGTAAAACCGTGTACTTCAAAAGCGGGAAAGTACAGCTGGATGCAACCGGGGCGACACCCGCAGGGAAAGCCTGGCAGGCTGCAGCTGCGAACGCCACCACCGTACTGGTTAAGCTGAATGGCTAACCCCTTCGACGCGATGGTGGCCCGTATGGACGCGGCCACCGTCAATCTGATGGCGGATAAAGTCACGATCAACGGAGCCATTTTTGATGCTGTAGAAAGCCAGTTTGTCGCAGAAATGGGGCCGCTGGTGGGAGATGGCCTGTCACTGGTGGTGTTCTCCCTGGCAGTGTCGCCGCGCAAAGGTGATGCCATTCACTGGAAGGGCCAGGACTACATCGTTACCCGCAAACAGCTGTTCAACGGTAAGCCACAGATCTGGATTGAGTAATGGAGGTTCTGTGTCCATTAAAGGTCTCGAACAGGCGATCGCTAACCTGGAAAGCATCAGCAAAACCGCCGTGCCGCGGGCATCCTCTCAGGCGGTGAACCGTGTGGCCACACGGGCTATCTCCCACAGCACCCGCCAGGTTGCGAAGGACACCCGGGTGCAGCGAAAACTCGTCAATCAGCGTGCGCGCCTGAAGAAAGCCACGGTACGCAAACCGCAGGCCACCATTCGGGTAAACCGCGGCAACCTCCCGGCGATCAAGCTGGGTGTGGCCAGCGTGCGCCTTTCCCGGCGAAAACGTGACAAAGCGGGTGTCCGAAGCGTTCTGGTCATCGGGCGATTTCGCTTCCCGGGCGGATTCATCCAGCAACTCAAAAACGGGCGCTGGCATGTCCTGCGGAGAACCACCAAAAGCCGCTACCCGCTTGAGGTGGTGAGCATTCCTCTGGCGGTCCCGCTGACTGAGGCATTTAAGCAGGAAAGCACCCGCCTGACGGCCACCGATCTTCCCAAAGAGCTCTCTGCGGCCTTACGCAATCAACTGAGGATAATCCTGACCAAATGAAACATCCCCTGATCCGCCTGGCGGTTCTGGATGCGCTGAAAGCTGGCATTACTGACCCTGTAACATGGTCTGATGGCCGTCCAGCTGTACTCGAATCCGAAGATCTCCCGGCTGTTGCCGTCTATATCACAGACGCGCAGTCCACGGAGGAATCCATCGACGAGGATATCTGGCGCGCCACGCTTCATATCGAGGTGTTCCTGAAAGCGAGCGAAACGGATACCGCGCTCGATACCTGGATGGAAAGCAAAATCTATCCCCAGCTCAATGCTCTCCCCGGCCTTACCCCCTTAATCGAAACCATGTCTGCTCAGGGCTATGACTATCAGCGCGATGACGAAATGGCGACGTGGGGATCGGCTGATCTCAAATACTCAATTTCATACGTAATGTGAGGTAATCATGCCAACACCGAATCCGCTTGAACCCGTAAAAGGGGCTGGCACAACGTTCTGGATCTATGACGGCTCAGGCGATGCGTATGCCAATCCGACCAGTGACACTGACTGGACTCGCATGGCAAAAATCAAAGACCTGACTCCGGGGGAACTGACCGCGGAGTCCTATGACGACACCTACCTTGACGATCCAAACGCGGACTGGGCAAACACAGCGCAGGGCGAGAAGTCAGCTGGTGAGGCCAGTTTCAATCTGGCCTGGAAACCTGGTGAATCAGGGCAGCAGTCTCTGGTGGACTGGTTCTACAGCGGCGATGTGCGCGCCTACAAAATTAAATACCCCAACGGGACGATCGACGTATTTAAGGGATGGGTCAGCGGCCTCGGTAAAGCTATCCCGGCGAAGGAAGTCATCACCCGTAGCGTGAAGATCAGTAACAACGGCAAGCCATCGCTGGCGGAGGAGACGCGCGCTCCTGTCGTGCCGGTTACCGGGGTTTCGCTCGATAAAGCAACCCTGACTGTTGCCGCCGGGGCGTCTGACACCGTTAACGTCACTGTCAACCCGACTGGCGCTACAGACAAATCTTTCCGTGTTGCCTCCTCCGATCCGGCGAAAGCGACAGTTACCGCCAGCGGCGATGTCCTGACCATTACCGGCGTAGCCACAGGCTCTGCTGAAATTATCGTGATGTCCAACGACGGTCTTAAAGTCGCAATCTGCAAAGTTACCGTTTCCTGACCGGCGGGGCGCTGGCCCCGTCATTTTCCTGGAGTATTCCATGAGCTTTCTGAAATCTGAGCCGTTCACCTACAACGGCAGCACCATCCAGTTGTTTGAGCTGTCAGGCCTGCAACGTATTGAGCATCTGCAGTACCTGGCGAAAGAAGATAAATCGCTACCGAAAGATGAAGGTGATGAGGATTATCTTACTGCCCGGGTAAGCAGCAATCTCCGGGTAGGGGCGCGACTGATCGCAATGTCGCTCTGGCAGGGGGATACCTCAAAAGATGTTGATTCACTGCATCATGAGGTGCTGTCCGGCTGGCCGCCGGGAATGATTGGCGCTGGCGAGCTCTTTGTAAAAACGCTGTCTGACATGATCCCTGTACCGGAACCGGAGAACGAGGTGGAAAACGCAGACACAGTGGCGGAAGAAGAGCCTATCAGCGCGGAAAAGCCCTTGCCGGTGAGCTGAGCTTTGTGATGAAGCTGGCGCGGGAGTTCCGGCGTCCGGACTGGCGCGTCATGCTTGCCGGCATGTCATCAAGTGAGCTGGCGGAATGGGGGCGCTACTATCAAAAGCAGTATTTTGAAGGTGATCTTCTGGATACCCATTTCTCCCGCTTTAGCCATCTTATTGTCTCAATGCTGTGTACAGAAACCGAATTAACGCCACGTGACTTCAGCCTGCTTAACCCACCAGAGCAGGAAGATTTGCCGATGGATGATGATGTAATGATGTCTGTGGCGGAAAGCCTGGGAGGAGTGCGCTATGGCCCAGTCAGTGGGTGATCTGATCGTTAATCTTGACGTTGATTCGGCTAAATTTACTGAGCAGGTTACCTATGTAAATAAGCAGCTGAAAGGAACAGGCAAAGCGGCAAATGATGCAGCCTTGCAGGTTCAGCAAGCATTTTCGAAGCAGGAACTGGCTGCAAAGCGAGCCGGAATTTCTGTCGGTCAGTATTCTTCCGCGATGCGTACCCTGCCGGCGCAGTTCACTGATATCGCGACGCAGCTGGCCGGCGGGCAGAGCCCCTGGCTGATCATGCTCCAGCAGGGCGGGCAAATTAAAGACCAGTTTGGTGGTCTGCGGCCTATGTTCAGCGCTTTGTTGGGAACGATCTCCCCTGTAATGCTCGGAGTAGGCGCGTTATCTGCTGGCACCGCGGCGCTGATGTACTCGTATTATCAGGGATCCAGCACACTCTCTGAATTTAATAAAACGCTGACATTGACCGGCAATACAGCTGGCCTGACAGCAGTTCGCATGCAGATCATTTCGGCTGCGGGGGAGAAGGCGGGGCTTACGTTTAACCAGACCAGCCAGGCACTGACGGCGCTGGTTACTGCAGGCGTTCGCGCGGGTGCTAACTTTGAAGGGCTTGCGATCTCGGTTGCGAAATTCACCGATGCATCCGGTCTGCCGGTCGATAAGGTGGCTGAAGCCTTTGGCCGTATGGTTAACGATCCGGCATCAGGGCTGCTGGCGATGGCGCAGCAGTTTCACAATGTCACCGCTGAGCAGATTGAATATGTCGCCGCTCTACAGCGCTCAGGAAACGAGGCGGGCGCACTCCAGGCGGCAAACGAGGCCGCGACCGCCGGGTTCAACAGGCAGACTGCCAGCATTCGCGACAACATGGGCACGATCGAATCCGCTGCCGATTCCCTGAAAAATGCGTTTAAATCCATGTGGGATGCGGCGCTGGATATCGGCAGACCGGATACCTCTCAGGAAATGCTGAGTAAGGCAGAAGCGGCCTTCAAGCGGGCCGATGACATCTGGAATTTGCGAAAGAGTGATCGCTATGTCAACGATGACGCGCGCGCCCGCTTCTGGAACGACCGTGAGACCGCCCGCCAGGCGCTGGATATGGCTCAGCAACAGGCCCGCAATTCTCAACTCGCCCAGGAAAACGCCAGTCGTGAGGCAGGACTGGAAGCCGATCGCCTCAAGTACGCGCAACAGGCCCAGGCGAATTACAGTAAATCGCAGACGGCTCTGGAGAAGTACACCGATCGCCAGAACGAACTGAACAAGGCGCTGAAAGAGGGGCGGATCCTCCAGGCTGATTACAACATCAACCTGGCGGCTGCGAAAAAGGAATACGATGATTCGCTGAAGAAGCCGGCGAAAATCACGACGCCGGGCGGCGCAAAACTTACCGACAGTACCAGTGCCCAGACTCTGGAATTGCAAGCTCAGCTGGAGGTATTGCGGCAGCATTCCGGACTCAACGACAAGATCAGTCAGCAGCGCAAGCAGTTATGGAAAGAGCAGGCCAAATTCACTGTACTCGAGCAAGCAGCGAAAACGCGGACGCTGACTGATGATGAAAAATCTGTACTCGCCAGTAAAGATAAGGTTCTCGCGCAGGCAGAAATTAATGCAAAACTTGGCGATCAGATCGTCATACAGGAGCGCCTTAACCGCCTTCAGGACACATCGCAGAAATATGTGACCCAAATGGGTGAGAAAACGCGGGCGTTGGCTGACAGTGCTGGCATGAGTAGCCGTCAGGCGCAGCGCCGCCTTGACGAGGCTCAACTTTTGCAGGGATGGAAAAATGCAGGGGGAAATGAGAGCGACAAGGGGTACCAGAATGAGTTGACCGCGCTCAGGAATTACTACAGTCAGCAGGATGCGATCAGGCAGAACTGGCAGGCTGGTGCCTTAACATCTATGGCGAATTTCGCTGATGAAGCTTCTAACTATAACCTGACGGCCGCTAACGCAGCATCTTCGTTGCTTAATCAAACAACCAACTCAATGGCTAATGCTTTTACCGGAATTATCACCCAGGCGAAATCTGTCGGTGATGCTTTCAGCAACATGTTTGCTGGCATGGGTGAGACGGTAATCCAGACGCTGGCGCAAATGGCTGCACAGTGGTTGGTTTACCAGGGCGTTCAGTTGGTAGTGGGTAAAACTGCTCAGGCTTCTGCTACTGGCGCCATGATTAATAACGCTACAGCAAGTTCATTAATGGCACAGTTAAATGCCTACGCATCCACCGCCGCAATTCCGGTATTTGGTCCCGCAGCGGCCCCTGGTGCAGCAGCCGCCGCCGCTGCAGCCACAGCACCTTTAGTTTCCGCTATATCGGCGCTTTCTCTTGCTGGCATGGCACACGACGGTCTCGATAAGGTGCCAGAAACAGGTACATGGTTACTTCAGAAAGGTGAGCGAGTCGTTAAATCGAATACCTCAGCAAAACTTGACGCGACTCTCTCCGATATTCAAAAGCAACGCGAAAATAGCTCATTACAGGGTCAATTCAATTATTCACCAACCATTCAGGTTAATGGTGATCCTGATGAGCGGACAATTGCGATGATGGAAGCGGCTGTGAAGCGCGGGGCGACCCAGGGCTTTAACATGGTCGTAAATAGTTTGTCCAAAGGGCAGGGGAAAGTTCATGACGCGGTTAATGTCATGTACGCAAAAAGGAAGGCACGATAATGGCTGATATTTTCTACCCTAAGGAATTACCCATTCCATTAAAAGATGGGTTTGGATTTGAGCCAGTGAGTCCGGTCCGTCGCACTCCACTAACTTCGGGGCGTTCCCGCCAGCGCCGTCTTTATACATCCGTTCCAACACAAGCGAGTGTGAAGTGGTCATTTAAAAAAGATAACGAAGCTCAGTTGTTTGAGGCATGGTTTCGTGATGCCCTAACAGATGGTGTTGCCTGGTTTTACATGCGTCTGAAAACCCCATTGGGGATACAGCCGTATAAATGCCGTTTCGTCGATATTTATCAGGGGCCAATTCTGGCGAGCGGTAAATTCTGGCAATTTACCGCAACGCTGGAATTGTGGGAGAGACCGCTGCTTCCACCGGGCTGGGGGCTTTTCCCTGAGCTGGTGGCGGGGTCGGATATTATCGATCTGGCTTTGAATAAGGAGTGGCCCGAAGCATGACCAGCGCAGTTCTCAACCGACTTTACGCATCCGGCGGTGATGAGGTGATTCTGGACACGCTGCAGATCACTGTCGGCGGACAGAGCTACTGGCTGACCCGCGGATGGGACGATATTAATGTTACGCTTGAAACAGGCGTTGAGGCGACATTTACCGGATCGGCAATCGACGTGGCATTGCCGGCGCGTAATTCCGACGGCACGCAGGATCTAAAATTCGCCATCAGCAATATCGATGGCGTGGTTTCAACTGCCATTCGCAATGCACTTGATAACCTTTCCAGTGCTTCATTAACGTTCCGTCGGTACGTTTCCACGGATCTGTCTGCACCCGCAGCGCCGCCGTTCACCCTAGCGATAAAAGAGGGGTCCTGGACCGCAACAGAGGTGCAGATCACCGCTGGCTACATGAACATTCTCGATACCTCGTGGCCGCGCTACCGATACACACTGACGGACTTCCCGGGCCTTCGTTATTTAACTTGATGCTGGCCCTTCCCAAGGCTCAATATTCCTTCTCACCTTACTTGAAGGAGGATTTATGCTCGGGTCTCTAAGGGATGTTGTTTTTGACGTTGCAAAACATGAGGTTGGACACTGGCTTGCATGGCATTGCTATGGTGGCTCTTCATCTGGTATCGAAGTTAAAATATTATCGATTAAGGGCAGGCATACGGGCGCATTTATCCCAGACATGGAGTGGGAAGTATCCACATTGGATGATGCCTGTAATTATGTAAAAGCCAGATTGCTGTGCCTCCATGCCGGCATTTATGCGCAATCTTTTCTCGGTGATATTTATGACGCAGAACGTATAGGCCGTGAGTTTAACCACCTTGGCGCAGCAGCATCTGATTTTCACCGCAGCGTTGAGCTTGCCTGGGCTTACTGCAACTTGGCAGGCCGCTCAGAGCAATACAGTGCCGTTTGCAGCGAAATAGATCAGGAGGCGGCCAGTTTGGTTGCGGAAAATTTTGGATTTATTAAACATGCAGCGAAAGCGATATCAGACATGGCTGCTTACGAAGGTCAGCTTATTAAGCTTCCTGATTATGAACTGCAATCCATGTATGAAAAATTTAAACATCAGAGGTGATGAATGGAAAAATTAACGCTATCCGTAAAATTTGATACCACATCATTAGATGAAGCTATCGAAAAGGTCAGAACCTTAAAAAAAGAATTAAGGGAGCTTGGACTGCCTTATTTTACCGGTAATCCTTTGGCTGGATATCAGTTACAACAAGAAGAAAAAGCCACCAACCAGTAAGCCGCCTCGAGCGGCTTTTTTTATGAGGCGACCATGTTCAACCCTGATAAATACCGTTCAGTTACCTGGCTGAAAGGCGGTCGCGCTTTCCCCGCGCTCGACTGCTTTGGCATCGTTAACGAAATTCGGCGTGATATGGGCCTGATCCCCTGGCCTGAATTCTCCGGGGTCACGAAAGACGACAACGGCCTCGATAGAGAGGCACGCGGGCTGATGGCTGACCTGAAGAGTTGCGGGCCTGTTCCGGGCGCGGGCATTGCCTGCTATTCCGGCTCCGTGGTGACCCATGTCGCGATCGTCGTGGAGATTGACGGCGTGCTGCATGCCGCCGAATGCAATCCCCGCACTAACGTGACCTTTCTGCCGCTGGCGCGGTTCGCGCGCCGCTTTGTCCGTGTGGAGTATTATCAGTGACGATACGAATCTACCCGTCCCGGCTGCCCAGCGAACCTCTGGAAACCCACCATCATGAAACCCTGACACTCAGCGCCTGGTTTGCACAGAACGTTGAGGGATGGACTCCGGAGCAGCAGCACCCCGTTGCGGTTGAAATGGACGGCGTTCCGGTGCCGCCGGCAGACTGGGCACTGTGTGTCATTCGCCCTGACAGCGATGTCCGGATGTACCCGATTCCCTACGGTACCGGTGCGGAAATCGCGCTGTGGATCGCCGTGAGCGTGGCGGTAGCCTCTGCCGCATACTCCATCTACATGATGAGCACCATGCAGACTGGCGGTGCTAGCCAGCCGAGTAATGGTGACCAACTGGAGCTGAATCCGGCAAAAGCCAACATGGCCAGGCTGGGCGATCCCATTCGCGAGGTGTTTGGCCGCTACAAGGTGTGGCCGGATTACATCGTCCAGCCTGTCAGCCGCTTCGATTCCGCTGACCCCAAAAAATACTCGACCAGCATGTTTTTATGCGTGGGCGTGGGTGACATGGCGCTCCCTGCATCGGCGTTAAAGATCGGCTCCACCCCCACATCAGCGTTCGGCAGTGATGTCAGTGCCACCATCTATCCTCCGGGGGCGAGCGTCTTAGCTGACAGCCGTTCCGAGAACTGGTTTAACAGCGGCGAGGTGGGTAATACAACGTCGGGAACGGCTGGTCTCGATCTCGGTTCAACGGGGCCTCAGACGGTGAGCATTATCTCTGACGCCATTCTGGTCAGCGGAAACACCATTACCCTGATCGCGGCCAGCGCCAGCGACGGGGAGACGGAGATCCCGGCGGCCTGGGTGGTCGGTACCGTGGTCAGTGTCGTGGCACCAAATTCATACCGGGTCATCAACTCCGGCGGCTACAGCGTGATTTATGGAGATGTCGAAGAACTGGCCCCGGTTGTCGGGATGCCTGTGTCAGTGGCGTTTAACGAGTCAGCTTACGATCTGTTTATCGCCAGTTACGCTGCTGGCGTGCCGGCGGTACCGGGCGTGGGAGGGGCAACCGCGAGCATAACCGCCAGCGCTGCGCCCACCACTTACGATTTCACGGCAACACCGGTCACGTTCACGATCGGCTGGAAAGGCACGACGTATGCGATCTCGCTAATTACCAGCTACGTCACCATGTCCGGGCTGGTGAACACCATCTCAAATCAGTTAACCGGTTCAGGCCTGGTGGCACGAGATAACGGTGGTCGCCTGCAGATTGCTGAGGAGAGCAGCCCTTTCGCCGGCGGCGCAATCAGCCACAGCGCACTGCCCGTTTCTGTTTTCGGCAGCACCCCGGTTGATGTTGTGGGTGTTGCGTCGACTGGCGGTACCGCAGCTATTGAAGCGCATATCACGCTCGCGTACAACGGTGCGACAGGTAAGCCGTTCACCGGCATCCCTGATGGTGTTCAGCGGATCGGTATCGGCTATGCCGACGGCCAGTTCCGCATTACTGATATCGATGATCAGACCATTACGGTTGAGCGGGTGATCGTCACCCAGGACGCTGGTGGTAATGATGTTGTCACCATCGACGCTACCTGGCCGGGATTCACGGAGCGCACGCTGCTTGATTCTCAGGTCACCGGCGTTAACGATGATTACGCCTGGCTGGGCCCGTTCCTTGCCTGTCCGGACGGAGAGACGACGACGGCCATCGAAAACAATTTCATTTTCCCTAACGGCCACATCCAGTACAAAAAGAACGGGGATCCGCAGTCACACACCGTGCGGGTGCTGGTGCAGTACCGCAATGCGGCCACCGCAGGGGCATGGTCGCTGGTGGTTTATAACTTCACAAACAAAACCGCAGATGGCCACGGTTATACCCGGCGCATCAGCGGACTGGCGGCGGCGCAGTATGAGGTACGCGTGCGGCGCACAACGAAAATTGGCGGCTCCAGAACGGTGAACAACCTTTACTGGCAGGCGCTGCGCTCGCGGTTGAGCAAACGTCCGGGAAGTTATGCAGGCGTGACCACCCTGGCGCTGACTGTGCGCACCGGCAACCGCCTGGCGGCTCAGTCCGATCGCCGCGTCAACGCTATCCCGACCCGGCTTTATAACGGGCATCCTTCACGCAGCATCAGCGGTGCGTTGTACCACGTCCTGGAATCTCTGGGTTTCCGCCCTGAACAGATTGACCGCGCCGCGATTGACGCACTCGAACAGACCTGGTGGACGCCCCGCGGGGAGACGTTCGACTGGGCGACAGGGGACAGCAAGTCGGCGCTCGAAGTGTTGAAAATCATCACCGGGGCAGGGATGGGGTATTTCCTGCTGTCAGATGGTCTGGTGTCCGCCGGCCGGGAAGGGGTGAAAAACTGGACCGGGATGATCACCCCCCAGGAGACCACCGAAGAACTGCAGACCGCATTCAAGGCACCGAGCCAGGATGATTATGACGGCGTGGATGTCACGTATATCAACGGCACGACCTGGGCTGAAGAAACCGTTCAGTGCCGGCAGTCCGGAAATCCGACACCAGTGAAGGTGGAGGATTACAAACTGGAGGGAGTGGTGGATCAGGACCGGGCATACCGGATTGGCATGCGCCGGCTGCTGGGCTACCAACTGCAGCGCCTGCAGCACACAACCAGTACGGAGATGGATGCGCTCTGCTACCAGTTTATGGATCGCATCATCCTGGCCGACGACATTCCCGGCAGCCAGACGCTGAGCTGCCTGATCACCCGAATGAGCTGGGACAGCACCTTAATCACCCTGACACTCAGCGAAGCGCCTGACTGGAGCTTTACCAGTCCGCGCGTCGTGATCCGCCATCAGGACGGAAGGGCTTCGGCGCTGCAGGTTCCCACAAGGATCGATGATTACACCCTGAGCATACCCTACAGCGCTGCGCTGGCACCGGATGAATGGGAGATGGACAGCCCGTATATCGAGCCGCCGCGCCTGCTGTTCTGCTCGTCGTCCCGGGTGGGGTATGACGCACTTATCGGGGAGATATCCCCCGGCAGTGACGGCACCAGTAGCGTCACTGCCATTCAGTACCACCCTGGTAAATATCAGTTTGACGACGCCAGCTATCCCGGCGATGTCGCATAACCCTCAATAATTATTAACCCGCTTCGGCGGGTTTTTTATGCCCGGAGCGAGCATGACCAAATACGCAACGATGAATCCGCTGGGCTCTACAAGTCCGTATGATTTGTTCGATAACGCACAGAACTTCGACATTGCTTTAAACAGCATTACCGCTGCGATCTGGCAGGACCGTCTGGGACGCAACCGAACGACCTTCCGTGGCATGGAGTTGCGCTTCAACCTGTTTATCCAGAACTCTGGTTACAAGGTTATTGGCGATTATGAAGATGGCCCACTGACCATCACCGAATACAACCAGCTGATACGTTACGATGGCGAACTCTGGAAGCTGACGGCAATCACGAACATTCCCTTTACGACAAGCGGAACAGATTCTGCGTCATGGGTGACTGATTCGTCTCATTTCGTCAGTGTGGGTGATGCAGCCCTGCGCCAGGAACTGTTCAGTAACGAGATGGTGAATCTCTCCCCGCTCTATTACGGGGCTACGGGAGACGGGGCCACAGACGACACCGCAGCGTTTGGGAGTCTGGAAAATGAAACAGCAGGGCGAGTTATCGATCTGGGCGGTCGCGCATATGCAGTAACCAGGCCGTTCTATAAAAATGAGTATATCAATGGCTCGTTCATCATTGACGGGTCGAAACATCCGGTTGAATTTTCCACTGCCAGCCTGAAACTGAAAAAACACTGCGGTAGCTTCTTCACTGGCGATCCAAATATCTCCGGTCAAACTGCGATTTTCCCGGGAGCGGAGGGGACGTTTCAGGGCATTTGCGCCGTGACCACCCCGGCAGGCGTGAAACTATACGTTACACAGCGATCAGCGGTTGCCGACCCGAGCGAACCGTCATACGGGAACTTCCTGAAGGGGGAAACCTATCGCATTGTCGAGTATTCGCTCAAGGAAGACGGCTCTGAAATGCTGGCGACAGCGTTTTCTCAACCACTGAACACCATGGGCCATGCGTCCATGCTCAGTGCCAGAATGGAGGGCACGCAGCTTTATTTCTACTCCGGCGCGCCAAACCAGTCTGCAACGGACACTACACTGGGCGGTAAGGGCTTTACCCGCATTCGCTGGAATGGATCTGCAACTGCAAATAGCGACGTGACGTACTACGAGCTGTTTGATCAGCCGTCTGTGGCCGATGGTATTTATAAAAATCTGAGTAAGGGGAGTGTGGTTCTGTCGGCTGATGGTTCGACCCTGGCAATTGTCGCCGATGATGATTTGCAGGGCGGATACACCGCTCTGCTTTACAGTCTGGATGCGGTTCTTGCAGCGGGCACACCAAAAAATGTCACGCCGCTGTCTGAATTTAATTTCCCAATGTACCGGGGATACACCCTTCAAGGCGTTACGCTGACCGCTGACTCTCTGATTATCTATTATGCCGCTCCAGACAATAGCGCTGCGCTGCGTGAGTTTGACTTCAACGGAAACCAGCGAGCAATGGTTGATAATATTCAGCTGATAAAATCGCTATACACTGAGGCTCAGTATAAATCCGAGGTTGCGCTTGTCCTGGAGCCTGAAGGCTCGTTCACAATAGCTGGCGATCTGTATGTCGGTATTCGTGAGATCTGGAATGCAGTGGGCACCGTCGTTTCTTACAACGGGAAATTCTACTCACCGCGCGCTGCGACAACCGGAAATTCACCAGCCAGTTCGGCCTACTGGTGGGAGGTCAATGACAACGGGGCGTCCACGCCTTATTCCGCTACGACTGCGTATACAGTAACCGGCGTTCGCACAAAGAATAAAAAGCACATCTTCAAGCTCGGATCTCTCGTTGAGGCTGGTACAACCCCGTTGCAGGGGACGCCACAACTCAGGTCTGGCCCAAAACTGAGTAACCCTAACCTCGACTATGCTCCAGACGGCAATTTTGGCTGGCGGCGCTGGGTAGATAATCTTAAATCATGGCTTTATACCCTGCATGTCAGCGATACCGGGAACTTTCGTTTCTATGATACATCGACTGATTCGCTGGGTGGCGCGGCGATGATGATCGGCCTCTTTGACCGTAATGTGGGCGGGGTGCGTAGCCATTTCGCCCGTATACGCGGTGGGGAGAGTACCGGTGGCAACCTGTTCCTGTATGCTGCTGATGACGCCACTAAGCCTGGCGCGATTGTCGAATACGTTGGGCCAAATAACACAACGTCACGTGAAACCAACCAGTACGGCGAGACGGTAATCCGCTCGAACACGGATGCTACCAAGATTCCTTTACGGGTCGACGCGCAGGGGACGGGCGACTTCATCCGTGGCAGTCGATATGACACTGTGTATTTCGGTATCAGGGCATCAACGGTAGGGACAACACTGACCTCCCGAAACGGCAACACTCTGATATTCGGGGCGACACAGGATGAGGTGGGCGGGGGGAATATTGCCCTTGCTGTTTTGAGTCTTGCGGATATGGCCCTCAGACCATACGCCGACAACAATCTCGACAACGGTAAAGTCAACTACCGCTGGAAACAGGTTTTCGCAACAAACAGTTCCATTGGCACTTCCGATGCCACCCACAAAACTGAACCGCGCAACATTGCCCAGGCCGAAGTCATTGCGTTTGCTGCCATCGCCCGTCTGCCGAGCGTGTGGCGGTGGCTGAGTAAATATCAGGTTGAAGGTGATGATGCGCGGCTCCACGCAGGGCCAACTGTCCAGGCGGCTATCGCGATTATGGAAGCGAACGGGCTTGACTGGAGTCGTTACAGCGCATTCTGCTACGACGAGTGGGAAAACCAGTATGAGCCGGTGCTGGCCCTGCGGAAGGTTGAAAAGGAGGTAATGGTCGAGCGTGAGGGGTTCGAATACCCTGAATGGGTGGAAGTGGACGAAGAGTATGACACTGGCGAAAAAGTTCTGGTCAAGCCTGCCGGGTCGGTCTACTCCTTCCGCAAGGAGGAGTTGCTCTGGTGGTGCCTGCGGGCAATGACGCAGCAGTTTGACAGTCTGGTGGAGCGAGTCGCCAGGCTCGAGTCTCAGTTACATAAAATATGA